CCTACTTCTAATTGATATTTTTGGAGCTGCCATGCCGCCGCATTTCGCCCGGGTTGCGCTTGCGCAATTGTATCGTTATATGCCTTGCCAATCATTGCCGTGCCTAATAAAATCTCATCGATTGTATTTATTTCAGCTTGTTGATATGTTTCTGAATGTACTTTTTGGTATTTAGCCATATCTTGTTCCATTGCTGCCGCCATTATATATTTTACATTTAGATTAAAATATATAATATTATCTTTTCTTTACAGTTTCTTTATCGATCACTAAAGTTTTGCATTTTTCATCTTGAGGAACTATTTTCATAACGCACTTAGCTTTTTTACCATATAATGGTTCTGTACAACCTTTTTCTTTTTTCTTTTTTGTTTTTCTAAAATTAAACATTTTTGGTTTATCTTGTGTGCATCTAGCTCTAAAATGTTCATACCGCTCTCTGACATCACAATATGATAAACCAGATTTTTTACCTAGCATTTTGTTAACTACTTCATGCAACTTATAAATATAACGCGAAAAGCTATCTCTATCTTTCATATCACACATTTTTAATGGATGTGCTTTAAAATTGCGTTTTAGATTCTCTCTACAATATCGACATGGTAATACATTTTGTAAGTTTAAAATAAATCTACGATAATCTTTCTTTTCTTTTTGTGTAGGTTTAACAGGATAATTAAAACTAATTGTATGTAAACTATGCCACATAGCTGGTCCCCATACAGTAGTTAACATACCATCTCCACTGTAATAGTCTTTACGTTTATAAGTTCTCTTTTTCTTGTCTTTTTTTGAACGTCTTTTATTAGTTTTTGATTTTCGTCTTCTCGTTTGTTTATAAGTCATACTTAGTTTATAGATAGAAAAACTTATGTACAAAATATATATCTATGAAAGTATTTAACGATTTTGCTGAAAACACTAAAAATGACTTTTATCTAATTGCTTTTGGTATTGGAGCAATTGCCTTAACTACACTAATTAAAACCTTGATTGGTGAAGTTCTTTCTGGTATATTAAGAGTTGCAAGTGCTCTACTACTAGGATATGCTACAATTGTCTTTGCTGGTCACATTAAGGATTTTTTTGTTTTAAATCCAGACTTTATAACTGATCAACAGCACGGTGTTTATCGAAAAAATATATTTGCTGGTTGTGGTCTTTGTGTAGTATTAATGTTTTTATCACTTTACGCCGTAGTTTCTATTTTCTTGTAGCTTTTGTAATTAGATCGGTAACGATATATGGTTTTTTGTTAATTATATCTTTACCTGAAACAACTTTGTATATTGCTGCATAATATTCTTCATCATTTACAAAATCTTTTCTATTAATTTTAATTAACGTGCCTTGTTGATTTCTTAACAACATGATTATATTGATTACTTGATTTATCTTTAGGCTAGTTCGTTCATGTATTACAGTATTTATCCTATTTTATACTATAATGAGTGTTCTCGAGCAAGTAAGATCAACAATGGTTGGTGTTTTATCCAACAAGAAGTTATTAATTTTTCTAGTTTTAGCTGCTATCTTCATTGCAGCTGCTGTTTGGGTATATCAAAATTATGTAGTGCCACGTGTAGATGCTGCATATGTACCAAACAAAGAGTTTATCCAAAAGTCAGATGATGGTGGAGGTTCTCATGCTGATCTTTATTTCTTTTTCACTACATGGTGTCCTCATTGCAAATCAGCTAAGCCTATCTGGCAATCATTCCAAGAGAAAAATAAGACTGTTAATGGTGTTACTATTAATTATTATGCTATTGATTGCGATGAAGATCCTAAGACTGCACAGCAATTTGGTATTGAAGGATATCCTACAATTAAACTAAAATATGGAAATCAAATAGCAGAATATGACGCTAAGCCAGATCATGATACTTTGAAACAATTCCTTGAAACATATATTAAATAGATGCTTTAGCAGTTAGCCAATCTTTAGTTTCACTTTCTCCTCTTTTTACTAATGTTTCACGCAGCTCTTTATCGCCAATACATTGAAACCACAAATTGTAATCAGCACAATCGCCACACTCGAAAGGTACGATATTAATAGCATCATACGTTTCACTTGATGATAAATCTAATGATTTATGCGTTTTTCTCATTAATGTTCTAGAAAAATCAATAAAACCTATTCCTGAAGTAACCGGTGTATATTCTAGCGTATTATATAGATTTCTTAGTGCCAATATTTCATCAGATTTTACATCGTCTTCTTGTAAACAAAGATTTAAAGGAAAATTACACAATATCCCTCCATCTAAATATGCTTTATCTTCATGACATATAGGTTTAAACATAAATGGAAATGCAGCGGAACAAGCAATCGCTCTTATTAATGGCATATCAGGATGAGTTTTATGAGAGATAACTTCTAATTTAAAAGCAGTATCCTGATTAAGTTCAGTTGCTGTTAAGTATAAATCTATTTTATTAAACTCATAAAACTGTTTTAATGTAATATCTTCTTCAAGATTTTTTCCTTTTAACAAAGGAGACATGCAAATATCAAATACCTTTTCACCATCAATCCCTTTATTATATATGATTTCTAGAACATCAGTTTTTAAATCCTTAAATGCTTTTTCCCAGGGACGCTTCAAAAGATAATCATCTAAATCATCCCAGCTATATCCTAAGATAACACATGTTGCAATAAAACATCCTATAGATGAGGCATATACAGATTTTATATTTGATAATTTCCAAAAATTATTTTGCGATAATATTTTCAAGGATCCATAAGATATTAATCCAGTTGGTCCGCCACCACTAATAACAAGATGTTTAATCATATTGCTATATTTACGTATTATCGTTTAATTCTTTTTCTTGACTAAGTGTAATATGGACACTATATTTTCGCTAGGTGATGGAGACGCAGATAATACAAAGATTAATCTAGACGATCTATATGAAAGAAAAAAACAGTCGGATTTAAATACGCTACGTGTATACAACAAAATATTGCAAAGAATACATGGCAAAATTAAAACCCACTCTAGAGTAAATAAAAATGAACAGCATTGTTGGTATGTTATACCAGAAATGATTATAGGAATACCTAGATATGATGTAGCTGCTTGTACAGCATATTTAATTGATAAATTAAGAGATAATGGTTTTGTTGTTAGATATACTCATCCAAATTTACTATTTATATCATGGGCTAGTTGGTATCCAGGATATGTTAGAGAAGAAATTAGAAAAAAAACTGGTGTACAAATTGATGGATGGGGAAATGAAAAACAGAAAAATCAGGATAATGACTCAAATAATGGTTATGATAAAAATGATCCTAATTCCCTTTTACTTGGACAGAAAAGTAAGAATATATCTGTCACCAAGAAAAATGATGATTTTAGAGATATAAATACATATAAGCCTACTGGTAATTTAATATATAATAGTGAATTGTTAAAGCGAATTGAAGATCGTGGTGGAAAAAATTAGTTGCACTGTAAATCATATATTCTATTGAAAAATGTATGATTATTAGTTATTTACCGCTTGCGGCTCTTGCTACCCGAGCTCTTGCGGCCCTTGCGGCGAGTGTTGCGAGACTTGCGGCAGAATGAACGCTTCTTGCCCATTGAATACTTGCAACCTGGGGCCTGACGGCAGCTAGAAGCACGCTTACCACGGCAGCGGGAAGCCTTAACGCGCTTGCGGTATGAACGCTTAGCAGATGAACGTGGCTTCTTAGCACCACCACGCTTAACACGACGAGTCATTGAACCTGGCATAATATAACTTATAGAGAGAAAATAATACATTAATTGGGAGCTTCTGGAATATCTTTTACATCTTGCGGTTGAGAGGGATTAGGATTTACTAAAGACGGTTGACCCATGACTGGAACTAATACTGATTGCAAATAAGGTCCTTGTACTCGTGTTTTTTCTAAATTACTTATTTTTTCCTGAGCATCCTTTAACGCAGCACTTTCTTTGTCTAAATCTTTTCTTAAATCCTGAATAATTTGATCAGAACCAGCTTGTTCATTTGATGTTCCAGTACTAACTGTCATAGTTTTTTCACCACTATCTCCATCTGTACCAATAATAGTTGCATTTGTAGGATCATTTAATGTTGAAACATCAACACCTACATCTTTTACAGGAGATTCGGGAATATTTTCAACCGGTTCAGGATCAGGACCAACACCTATTTCATTTGTTGTGCCAGTTAGTTCAGATACTTCTGTCAAACTTTCTTGCAGTGCAGCATTTAATTTATCCATTTGTTCTTTTGATGTTTCCATCAGTTGTTTTTCTACTATTGCTTCAAAAATACCTAAACCTTTCACAAAATCATCCTCACATTGAACATATAATGATACAATAGTCTCTCTTGCTTTTACAACTAATTGTTGCAAACCATCTTCAGTTAACTTTGGGTTAATAATAACTTCTTTTCTTCCTGTTTCTGAATTAACTACATTAGAAAATAATCCAACTAGTGGAGGCTGTATAGTATCATCACCACGTAATATTTTCATTAAACTATCTTGATTACTAACAGCATTCTGCATCATAGTTTTTAAATGTTCAGCATATTGTGAAAATAATTTGTTTTTTAAACTAGCTGTATATCCCTGTGTGTAAACGCCACCTGGCTTACAACCCTCACTTTTATGAAAGTCTCGCAATAATATTTGAGAAAACTTAGTTATTAAAGGCTTACCAGCATCGTTTGTAGGCAATGAATCATTTCCTGTAAAAGCTTTATAAAAGTTTAGTAGGTCTTTATTGTATACTTCTGTTCTCATTTTATCAGACATGCCTGTAAAACCTCCTTCATCATAATTATACTCATCATAGTAAAGCTTTTCTAGTTCCGGAACACCTGGTTCTTCTGATAGATTTCTATCCCTTTGTCTAGTTTTATCATAATTCATTTCACAAAAACGTGGTGCGATAGTTACTTTTGCATCACTTGGAACATCAAAGTCTGATTTATTTACTAATGCATTAATTCTAGTACTACATAAATTATATTGTTCTATTTTTGTAGAAGCATCTTTAGGAATATCGTTTTTGCGCATCAATGATGCTTTTACAGTTTGTCCTGTACTGTCCTTATAAATATATACTGGATTAATCGTAGTAACTACTGCTGCAAATAAATGTGCAACTTTAACATAAAACTTGGCTATACCTATACAGATTCGTCGCTTAGTAGTCATATTTTTTACATCTAACTCAGGTAAGTTACTTTTCTTAGTAAAAATTACACGTTCATCAGTCATTTCATTTATTTCAACTCCATCTTTTAGGCGTTGTGCTAAGTAATGCACCTCCTGATCATTAAGTTTTCTA